GAACCCGATCAAGAGTGGATTGATCGGATTGAAGCTGGTATGATGCGTGTTCATTCTGCATTGCATGCTTTAATTCCTGCGTGGCCAGACAAGATGCAATTTAGCCTTTCTAAGATTGGCGATGTCATCCCTAAAACGGATGTCGTCGCTGATATTGGTGAGGCTGAGGGCTGTGTTGATCCCCAGGCATTGAGTCTTGAATCTGCCATCTTTTTACCATCGATGGTGCGGATTTCGGACGGTGATATGTCTGTGGGTGGTTGTATGATCCGTGGAAGTATTGGACTGTTTCCTCGTCATTTCTTTTCGTCATTTGTTAAGGAATATAAGGAAGACGGCGCACCTATGTCATTGAGTGCTGCTGATGGCTCGTTACCACGCCATGTCCGATTTGATAAGAACAGGTATCAACCCCTTTATACCAAAAGTGGGGTTTTAAAAGATGTTTGTTTGTATAATTTTGGTCCCGAAATAAGATCGTACAAAGACATTTGTGACCATTTCATGAAGGAGAACGATTTGGCCATTTATTCACATTTTCCCGGAGGTTTGTTGACATTTGGACCTATGGCGCGGTATCCGTGCTCTAGATATACAGATGTTATTAAGCCTATGATGGGAAGAGGTCGATATATGGACCATGAGAAGACCGAATATTTGATGGTTGAGGGTTGGGAATATAAGATCCCCACCTCTCCTGGTGATTGTGGTGGTTTGCTTGTAGCTCATAACACTGGCTTACCTCGCAAATTGGTGGGGATTCATGTGAGTGCGACCCCAAATGCTTCGAATGCTTTTTCTGAGCTTGTGACGTGTGAACAATTGTCGCGTGCTCTGGAGAAGTTTCGAGAAGTGGTGACATGCCAACCGATCCCTGGTGGATTGGATAGTATGTCAAATACGTGGTTGCGTGAGTTGGTGCAACAATCTAGCACATTGACTGTGCTGGGAACTGTTCCCCCTCTTGCGTGTCCTCGATCACCTGAACGAACATCGATTCGGGTGAGTCCACTTTTTGATCAAGTTTTCAAGCATGTTTGCGAACCATCAGCGCTTGTTGCAAATGATCCGAGGATACTCCCAGAATATCGTGGGGAGTCTATGTTGGCGAAAGGCGTGTTAGCGTTTGGAAGATCTCTTCCATCGCCGCGGTTGGATTATGCGGAGAAGGCGATTGCTTTCGTTTCGGCGAAAATAAGAGCTCAACTGCGTGATGAACCGCGATTTGTGTGTACGGAACGTGAGGCGATAAATGGAAAGCATGAGTTTACTCATTGCGGTTCCATGGAGATGTCATCTTCTCCTGGTTATCCTTATGTTCTGTTACGACCTTTGGGCACAAAGGGTAAGTTTTTCTTATTCGATGGTCCTGATGGCGACAAATCTGTTTCTAACGAACTCCTTCGTGCGAATTTGGATTCTCGAGAAGAAATGTCGCGACGTTTAGAACGGCCAGTTTCCTTCTGGCAGGCGTTGCTTAAAGATGAACTTCGGCCTATGGACAAGATCGCCATAGGTAAGACACGAGTGTTCATTGCGGCGAATGTTGATCTGACG